ATTTTCCATTATCTCCTTAACATTTTTTATATCTTCTTCCTTATCTATTGAAAAACATAATTCATCATGAATTTGAAGTAAAGGTTTATATCCAGCTTTATGACACTCAATCATGGCTTGTTTAGTTTGATCTGCTGCTGAACCCTGAATTAATCTATTTAAAGCTTTATAAGTGAAAGCTCTACGAATATTGTTTCCATAAACGGCCTTAGCTTCTTCATATTGCATTGCTTTGTTCATTCCGAAGGTTGATGGCTCCCACATGTCAAATCGGCATTTACGACCCCTTATTGTTCGAATAAAGCCATATTTTGATGCAGAACTAGATACCTCTGTAGCTAATTGCTTAACAAAGGGCACTCTTTCTCCATATTTTAACAATAATTGTTCAGCACTGTCCTTAGAAATACCTAATTCCTTAGCTAATTTAGCCTTTCCCATACCATAAAACAATCCAAGATTGATTGTTTTAGCCTGGGTTCTAGTAATCTGTGCCATATCCGCAACTATTTGGTGAAAGTCAGCAGACTCATTTTTATAGGCTTCAATGAATTCTTTACTACCTGAAAATTCATTATTAGTTGAGGCAGCATAGTGAGCTACAATTCTTGGTTCTTGTTGTGAGTAATCGAAACTACCCCATTGTCTACCTTCTTCAGGTAAGAATAAACTTCTAATTTTGTTTCCATATTCTTTGTTACGTGCTGGGATCTGTTGCAAGTTTGGATTAGAATATGATAAACGTCCTGATACAGTTCCACCTTGGTCAGATCTTAGTTGATTTATTTCAGAATGTATTCTACCTTTGTGAACATAACGTTGAATGGAGTCTATGAATGTTGAATGGAATTTATTTATTTCTCTTGCTTGTCTTATTAGTTGCGCTATCGGGTTATCACAGTTCACTAGCCAATTTTGGGTAAAACTAGGCTCTCCGGTTTTCGGTGTCCGTGGGTACTCAACACCTATTCTGTCAAACACTTGCGCCACTGATCGAGCTGCCCAAATATCAATATCAAGTGTGGTCTGAGATTTTATACTAGACAAAACCTCAGACTCTTTTTGTTTAAATTCTTTTTTTAACTTAGCAGCCTGTGCTTCGTCAACTCTTATTCCTTTCATTTTTGTATCAATCAATATGGGTAATAGTTCCATCTCCATCTCCCACACATCATTTAAACTCTGTTTAGATATTTCGGTTTTGAATCTTTCCCACAAACGTAAAGTTAAACCTGCGTCTTGTTCAGCATAAAAACCAACATAACCTGCAGGTAATCTCCAAAGATCAGCTTTAGGATCTATACCCCACTCTTTTGCTTTTTCATTTAAGAATGTTTCATTTTTTATTTCACCAAGATAATCCTTAGCACATGCGTTTAAACTAAAACTAAATCTGTTTTCGTTGATCAAAGCTGCAGCAATCATAGTATCGACTATTTGCCCACGTATTTCAAAACCATTAATTAATAACCAACCTACATCATAACTTGCATTATGAAATATTTTTGTAGCTGGTAATTTTAAAACATCTTGCATCCATGCTGTTGTAATAGATAAATCCATATTACCACCTGCATCATGTTGAATAGGAAAATACCATTGTTGCCCAAGTGCAGCTACTGCAAAACCTACTATACCTCCATCAAAAGTTGCCCAACCTGGTCCTTTTGTTTTAATATTTGGATCTTTTGTCTCCAAGTCAATTGCTATTTCTTTTGCTTGTCTTAAATCAGGATACTCTGCTGGAGCTATCCAATCACTATCATTATATATAAAGTTTAATTGATGTGTCATTGTTTTCTCCTACTACAGTTAGTTTCGTCTATAAATCTCATTTTTTTTACGGGAAGTCCTAAAAGAAAAATATAACAGTCAGCGCAATAATAATTATGTTTATGTATTACAACCGCTGATACTTCATTACATTTTTCACAGTGGATAATTTCATTTCTTTTTTTTGGCATCTTTCAATTTTTTTATTTCTAAGTCACAATAATGTTTTATTTTTTCTAAATCTTCTATTCCGTTTTTGTACTTATATCTACAAACATATTTAACAACGTTACCTTGAAAAAACGATAAATCATTTTTTGCAATAAATTCATAAGGTTGAATGTCAAAAAATTTATAATGACTTCCTCCAATTTGTTTATCTTGTGGGAAAGCTTCATCAAACATATCTTTATCACTCATATTTTATACTCCACATAGGCCCTCGCACTCTTGATTAAAGAGATCTGGCCCATCATCGTTTTTAAATTTAACTTCGTCTAAAGGTACACAAGATCTGTGTACAAAGTTTTTTACTTTAGGATTATGCATTCGCATCTTTTTATCAAATTCTACAGCACTTGCAAATTCTTTTGGTCTGTTGTTTCTCATATCTAACCAAAAGTTATCATCATGAAAAGGACAACCTATACAAGCAGATTTAACAGGTACTTTAAAACCTTTACCCTCATACCATTTTAAACAATCTTGTCTGGACATTTTCTTTTCAATTAATGGCCATCTATTTTCTTGCCACCAAAATCTAGAGGGTTTCATTCTCATAATTTCATCCATAGATATACCCACCCAAACTTCTATGTGTTTATCTTTTGGAAATCTTTGTCTTGGTTTCAACCCAAATATTTCTCTAATTTTTTTTGCAATTGGAGTTATTTTATATTCTCTTGTGCATTGTCTTCTTCCCATTCCTTTTTTACCTTGGTCATTCAAAGTATAAAATGGTGCGGAAGCAAATTGGTTTCCGCCTGGAGATAAAGCTTTTATTATATCATCTTGAATATTACCTTTTTTAACTATGTGTATTGGATAACTTATTACACTTTTTAAATATTCTAAATGTTGTATTACAGGTTCAGGTTCCCAACCCGTGTCAGCAAATACAGCTGCGTCAGGCTTAACACCAAACTCTCCTGCATCTGCCATTAAAGCCATTGTTGAGCTTTGAACACCAGCTCCTAATGATAAAATTCTTAATGATGGATTTTCTTTCATAATTTAAATGGTTGTAATGCTTTAATTTTTTCTTCTGCATTTGCTATCTTTTCTATTAATTTATCTGCCTCATCTATGTGTTGTGGATGTTCACCAATTGCTACTGGTTTCTCTAAATAAATTTTAAGTGTTGCTTCAGCTTCAGAGATTTGAGCATTATATCTATCTTCTAAAGCTTCTATAATTAATTTTCTAAACATAATTAGCCTCATACTGTTTAAAATACTTTCCTAATGGAAAATTGTATTGATGGTAAGTACCTAACAAATGTAAAGTTTGTTTAGATCTTGTTGCACCTGTATACCATACCCTAAGTTCTTTTACCTTATCTGCTAAATTCTTTTTATCAAAATGAGATGGAAAGTTGCACTTACTAGCAAGAACTACATTATCTGCTTCTCCACCTTTTACTTGATGTATTGTATCAATAATAATTTTTGGGGGTTGTGTAAGATCTACACCTTCATTCATAAGCTTTTGAAAGTATTGTTTATCTTTATCCTTAAATTTTCTTTTAAACACTTGATTCCATTTACCCTTTTCATCTCGCATACCACACCTTAAATGTAATTCATCAAATGTAAATACCTGATTTGGATGAGCAAAGCTCCATTTTTTACTGTCCGATGACCGGTATCCGTGGTCTATGTTTAATAAATATTCATACATTGTTACAGCTTCTTCTCTGTTTATGCTGCCACCATCACATATTTTTTCCCAATATTGTATTGCGTAAAACTGGTTTGGTTCGAATGATTTATTATTTTTTTGATCTTGATAATACAATCCAAGATTCTTTGCCTCTGTTTGTAATTCTTTTTTTACATCGTTTATTCTTGCAAGCACCATCCAACTACCATCCATATTCCAAGGCACTTTCTTCAAACCATTCCATCTATACACCGCACCTTCTTTGTCATTAGAATAAAATTCTTTTGGCACTCTGTTATCGCCCATAGAGTTTAATAAACATTTAGAAAAAAAATGTATGTTTTTATTAAGTCTTACAGATTTTTTTAATACAAGTGATTTACCAGGAAAAGTTTGAAACAAAGTTACATCAGCACCATTCCACTCATAAATTGCTTGGTCATCATCTCCTGCAATGTATACACGTTCCACACCTTCAGACATTTTAACCACCATATCCCATTGCAAAGGTGTTAGATCCTGAGCTTCATCAACCATCAATACTTTGAAAGGCACCACTAGTCCATCATCAATAAACTTTTGCACCATATCTGTGAAATCTAACCTGTCTGGTGTCCGTTTTCCGTTTTCCAACTCCATTGTCTTAAATTGTTCGTATCCTGCAATAATTGATTTAAACTGTTGTAACCTTACACTTTTTCTTGATTGTTGTTTATACAGCCACACAGGATCAACTTTCATATTTCTTGCCCTGTCATATATTTGTAAAGACCAATTGTTATAAACTTTTTGATCATCATGGCCATCTTTGTAATTAATTTTAATTGTTCCATATTGTGTATGAAACATAAGCATGTCTGCTTTTGGATCTAAAACAGGTATCTCAGCAAACTGTTGTCTTGCTAACGAGTGCAATGTTCTAAAATATTTAAATGCATCTTCATCGTAACCCTTAAATTTTTGTCTAACTCTAGTTACACATTCATTTACAGCTTTGTTTGTAAAAGATACATAACATATCTCATCAGGAGAATATCCTTTTTCAAGATAACGTTTAACACGTTTCAAAAGGTTCTCTGTTTTTCCAGTGCCAGGTGGTCCAAAGATCTTAATTGTCTTCCCACGCAGCCTTTGTTTTAACGAATTTGACATCTTTATTCTTATGCTCACTTTGTTTTGGTAGAGTCACAACCCAATGTCTAGATTGAATTCCTTTGAACTTAGCTTTGGGTTT